AAAGATCTTTGTAATAAAGCAAGCTGCAGCTACCCGTATAGCCAACAACACCTGGGACGTAACTGCGAATATTCTCACTAAGCGTTGTGGTTTCTAACGTCTCAAGGTTTGCTTGCACCGAGAAACTCGACACTTTGGCAACGGTCGTACCAGCGACTTGTAAGACGCCATCTCTGCCGGTATAGACCTTTGCCATCAGATCACGCCAATGAGATTCACTGTAACAGTGCTAACCCCAGGCCGCACCTGCGTTAATTGTGGTGCGCTTTCGTACCGATACGCATTTCCATGGCTATCCGCTCCAATCGCATCAGCGTTGCCTTCCCAGCCACCTTTACCTGTATCTCGCCCAACAGAAAATGTCGTGAAGGTGCCCTTCATCTCGTCGTAGTGGTCAAGGAATAACTCGGCGCTTGCGTCAGTGATGTTGGCGTAACTCAGTGACAGCTTCATATTGGTGCGGTTGCTTCCATACAGAATCCGCGTCTCAGCGCCGTTTTGCGACTTAAACGTTCTGATCGGGTAGTCCCCTGCATCAAAAGAACGGCTGGTTGGAACAAGCTCAGGAAATGCCATTAGCTGGGTTGAATGACAAAGGATCCATTCTCTATTAAGTGGGCAAGCTTACTGCTGCCATCATCGTTGCAAGGATGCTCTGATGCAACAATGTCCACAGTGCCTTCCTGCGAAAACGTCAGTTGCTCCACAACATAAACGTTTTGAGATACCTCGGGATTAGTCAAGGTGAAGACGGAATTGTGGAACGTTGAGTCAGCAACCACCCCATCACTGACATTTATCGTTCCAGTCTCAACATCTTCTGAATTGATTTGGAAGTAAGAAACGTTGTATTGGCCGTCGCTTAAAGGCGTGAAACTGGTGACTTGGCCAGTTGAGCTGATCGACCCGTTGTTAGCAGAACTGTACGGGCTTGACTCTGTAACAACCTTGATAAACGAACCAGCTTTTAAATTTAATCCATGGACTGTTGTCGAAAAGCTAATGGTGTGCGTAACTAGCTGCCTCAATCCAAGAAAATACTTGGCCACTTTTATTGCATGACTTTTTGATGTGCAGAACTGCGTCAAGTTAAATTGCTCCTGAGGCATCAAGTCAATGTTTGGATCGAACTCGTCTAAACCTGGGATCTTGACCTCTACTACCCTTTCTTCTGGCAGCTTATTCTTAGCCTCCTGCCTGTAACGCACGACCGCCTTAAACGGCCTACGCTCTTCTGAACTCAAGTATTCAAGCTTGAACGAATCCTCAAGGATGTTGCCAGCGGTAAAAAATTGATTGATTTCGACAGCACCTAAGTTGATAGCACCGCTATCATGGATATATGGCACTGCAGGCACCAGCGAGAACTTACCGTCTGCAAGAACAAAGTTGCATAAAAAGTTAGGGGCCAGGTCCATAACAAATTGACGTAAATTTGTCATCTCTCCAATAACGCCGTTGAAGAAAAGCTCTTGCTTTACTAAAAACTTGGAAGTTTCAATCAACAAGTTTTTGTCAACTATCGATGGGTTAGCAGATGTCATGTGCAGGACAGCGCCCGCTCCACCCATCTGGTCAGTCAACAAGTAAAAAACTAGATCAGTAAACAGATTGCTCGGGCCTTGAGCTTGACTGCCAAATCCATAAACACTCAAGTCAGGATGCAGCCTTTCGACTTGTATTCCGCTGCCAAGCCATGTCCTTAACTGATCAAGCTGGGTAAAATTTCGGCTTGCTCGCAAGGAGAAACCTGCCAAAGTTAAATTGTTAAAAGCCGGTTTTTGATCATTAGGAATAATCTCATTTACATAGACAACTTGATGCTCCGGCTCAGAAGCGTTAGATTTTTGCACCAAACTTCTATAAAAGCTAATGTCTGCATATTGACTTTGCTCTTCGAAAATTACGTCGCCAGTAAATGTAGCGGTTACGTCAACAGTTTCCCTTTCAGCTATTCTTCCCCTAAAGCCGGTTGCGGCATAAACAGTACGGTATGGATTAGTTGTGGAAATGGTTTCTAAAGCTTCAAACGTGTCTCCTACGTTCCAGTTGGAGTTAGTGCTACCTCCAGTCACAACAGTGATAGTTGGCTCGTTCCAGCCTTGAGTCTGACCTGACCAATGGTCGTCTAGCTGTTTTACTGTCGCTACAAACTTAAGACGAATGCTTTTTGAGCCGGGTGCTGTATATGTTTTTTCGGCACTTGCACTTTCGCCAATGCTAAAATTTTGTGCGCTACCGAAAAGCTGATAATAAAAACCTTGGTTCCGACCAAATACGGTTGGAATCGTTGTCATTCCCGTAACTCGAAATCTTTGCCCTGACCATTGCAACGTTCCAGCAGGGTTGTTGTTTTTAAATGGGTTGGAGTTGGAGTAAGCAGTGCTTCCATTTGGGAATACAGCTGTTGAACCGTTTCCGCGCTTAACTTCAAACTCCTGATCAGCACCAAAATCTGTAGAGCTAAATACAACCCTAGTTGCTATTGGAGCCCAAACAGTAGTCTTGCCATTGGCACGAGCATAATGATCAGAAGGCAATTCAATTTTCTGCAACGTCCATTCGATAATTACAAATCGATTTACATTGTTTGGATCTACATATTCTCTTGTTGTTGCATTAATTGTTGAACCAATACCAGCTGGATACGTATCTGAGTTGCCTGCAATTTCGTAAGTCATTGCACCGTTTCTGCCGCTTGTCGCACCACTAAGGTTTGATATGTTTGCGACATGCTTGATGGCGCTAACCTGGTCTTCAGGGTCATCTCCATCCTTTGGCAGCGTTATATCTCTTGTAATAACGCTTGGGATCGTTTCCGACCCTGAGCCTGAAGTTGCTCTTGGGTTTCTAATAAATTCTTTATTCAGCCGTAAAGACAATTTTTTTGCCGTAAAGCCAGTTGTTATAATCTTAAATAGCCCAATTCCTGGTACGCTAAAGTCTCTTGCTATTTCTTTTGAACCGCTGGGCCTATTAGCTGCTGCCGCAGACAGTTGAATAAATTCTTGATCATCCGACACAGCACGTAACTCAGCGCCAGGCAAAGGCACAAGCTTATATTCAAGCTCTTCTTGTGCTGGATGCCTTATCTGAATAAAATTGTATTGCGAGACTGGCTTACGCCCCACGACCACAAAGAACAAATCTATGCGCTGAAACTCAAAACTCTGCCCACTAGCGTCAACACCGGCTTTCCTTACATATAAATTAAAGGCCGATGATCTAACTACGGATGAGGTAATTGTTCCTGTATTTACCCTTACATTATCTTGGTCATATTCATTGATCTCATCTGACGATGGCAAGCCGGGGAATGAACAAAGACCTTGCAAGTTTTGATATACCGAGCTTTTGATGCCAAGCTCAGTAACGATGGCAGGTCTGTTATTGCGTACCGTGCCTGTCGCAATTTTAGTTAAAGGGAAAAAGCCTGCCCCGACGCCCGCTAAATCGTCAATGTAAGTCTTTGGAGCTATGACGTTGTTCTCACTAACAATACCTATTTTTTTCTGCAGAGATTCACTTGTGTCAATACATACAAGATTAATTACCTGATCTGTTTTCGATTCGTCAGGATCAAAACGTGCCAGGCTGCGCTTTCTCACTTTCCATACTGTGCCTGCAATAGCAAAAATTTCACCAATCTGCATCGCGTCGTCTGCTGCCAGCTGTTCAGATAAGACTGTTGAATTAATGTCATCAACTTTTTCACCTAGTTGGTCTTTTCTGCTTTCGTAAACGTCTGCAGGAATGCTAGTTGCTGAGATTATAAAGTTTATTTCATCTTCTTTTTCTACATTTAATACTGCTGATCTTTGTCCAGTGAAGTCTTTATCAACTGTTATAAGTGACCCGCCAGGGCTTCTAAGGCTAAAGACTCCCATCCGTGGGCTGTATTGACGGCCTTCACCTACGTGTTTTTGCTTTCGTACAATCTTTGTATATTCTCCATTGCTACTTGGCGTGGTGCCTGGCGGCAAACCATCGCCACCATCACGCCCTAAGTTTAGATCACCAATAATTTTTAAACGTTTGATTATGTCAACTCTTTGTTTTTTGTCATTTATATTGTCTCTAGGTACAGTAATAACTTGATAATTTAGACGATAACCTGTTCCATTAGGTATCGCTCCATAAACACCAAACTCAGTATTGTTTGCTGGTGTGTACGCATGGCAAAAAGCTGTATCACGATCTTGGACGTTTGTCGGACAAACAAAGACTTCAGCGTTTGCATCATTCTCAGTGGATGGATCGCCTGTCGAATCACCTCCGCGAGTCCCTTCAATCCAGTCGCCAACTACGACACGGTTGTTGCCTCCTTCCGCAGACCCCTTCTTCCAATACAAAGCAAAAAAGTCTTCGTAAATAGTGTCCAGGGCGTTGTTGCCAAGGAATACGCCTTCTAGTTTTGGTTGGGCGATGCCATTATTAGCAACACCTTGCTCGCCAACTACAAACAAAAGCCTTGCTTGCTGTTGTGTGCCATGGCTAAGCATCCGTGACCAGACAAGCTTTGGCACAACCAACATGCCACCCACTTTTCTGACTTCGTCGTACAGTCCAAAAATGATGGGTATTGGTGAGGAATAATCTGCAAGCTCGCTTAGTGTTTCAAACCCTCTGGATGGGGTAAAACGGCTTGCTCCAGTTATACTTTCTAAATCAACCCGGCCTGACTTTGGGGCCGAAGGCATCTTGGGCTTTGGCGTCAGCAAGTATGCAACGCCGGTAAGAACTAAATTAATTGCAATGCTAATTAATACAGCCTCTGTGCCTGTTGCCTGAACATCAGGAATATGCTCATACTCTGCAGGTCTTAATCGACCGCGCTGCCTAACTTCAGCTGCAAAAAGTTGATACTCTTCTTCTGTAATTCCAATCGTCTTTATTAATTCTCTTTCGTACGGAAGCAGTGGTACGTCGTAAACAGACGGACCGAAGACCATTGCACCTTCTCCGACATTCGATTGACGTACAAGATTCCCGTCTGCCATGTGACTGCGAATGCCCAGGATTGCTGCGGTAACAGCAGAATATCCCCATCATACTCAGGCTTCTTGACCCGAAAACCCCAGTTCAACAAATCACGAGATACTTCCCATTTGCTGGCTTCGTACCAAGATTGCTTAAACGGTGGAGCTTTGATGCCAAGCTTGTTCCAAACCTCATAACACAAGTGGATGCAATCAATATGGCCATCGCTGCCGTCAGCACCTAGCCGATACGGCATCCCAATGAGATCAGCGCAGCCGGACATTGTTACTTACTGGCAAGTTACCCACAATTCGTTGCGTCAACGTGCGCCTTGGTACGTCCGTTCCAACAGCATCAAGCACTGAACTCAGTTCTAGGTTTAACGATGTGTTGTCCCATTGCCCGCCCGTTACTTGGCCGGTGTAGGTGTGAACGATCGTGTTTGTTGTTGCCAAGCCTGTATCGGGGTCTGGGTCTTCAATAATCAACACATCAACTTCCATCAGCCAACTGCCTTCAATCGCACTAACGCCCCAGACACGAGACAAGTCGTTATTCGGGAAAACTAGCGTTGCCTCTAAACCATCACCCGTGCGGTTAACAGTGACACCAGAAAAACCAAACGGCACAAACTGATAGCCAGAACCAGAGTGCGTAATCTCTTTGCCAATAAAAAAGTTCTGGAAGCGGTAAAGCTCTGTTTGCTCAGGCTTTATTCGTAGCGCATGGCCAAAGGCAAAACTTGTCATAGACCCAACCTCTTACGAGTACCACCGCTCATCTGTAGTCGTTTTAGCGTGTTCTGTTCTCCGCGTTGTGCGCCCTGTGCCGCTGCACTTTGCATTCCACTCTGGAATTGATCAGCGGTTACATAATCAACGCTGTTGATACGTTCCACGGTGTAGCGAACGTCGATTGGTGCGGCAACTGCAGTTCCTCCACCCTCGCCTGACGTTCCAGATCCTCCTGCTTCTGGGATAACAGAAGAGCCACGAGCACCACGCGAGTAACGCGTCATGCTTTCGCGCATTTTGGACTCGGGAATAACGTATTCGCCCTGACCGCCTTCACCGACAAGAGCGCGAGTTGGACTTGAGATGTAACCACCACTTGCTACCGCTACGCTGCCCGGGCCAAACGGGTTTATACCCTGGTCAACTCCGTTGATGTTTAGACCTAACCCGGTTTGGCTAGCTCCCCCGGGCATAGTTGATGGTGGCGTTGTAGATTCCCCGCCGCCCATTCCAGCAAAGGCGCGTGCAATCCCAATCGCGATATAAGTTGCGATCATTTGGGACGCCTGTTGTGCCAGCACATCTGCAATGCTTCTCAGCATGTCGGCAAATACTTGTTTGACTGATGTCGCTCCAGTAACCAACCCCTGCAAACCGTTGACCAGTGAACCGCCAATTGCATTGCCAATACCCTGAGAAACATCAACAGCAACTTGCTGCAAGTTATTTAGGTCTTCAGTGGCTTTACGAATGAACGCGTTTAAAGGCTGTTGCGCTACAGCCAGCTGCTCCATGATGCTGCCAGCCTGCGCTAACTGATCGCCTTTCAGTCCTTTGTCTTCAAGTTTTTTCAGCTCTCTTGCAATCTTCAGGCGATCTCGTTCCGCTTGACTTGTCGCCTCTGTCATCAGAAGCTGATGCTCAAGACCTTCGATCGTTGTGTCAAAAAGTTCCTGGCGCTGGCGCTGTTCTTCCGTAATGTCACGCTCAGTTTGACGCTGCGCTGCAAGCTTTTCAGTCGCTGCATTGATGTTGATCGCATCAATCAATCGCTGGTCTTTGACCTTTGTTAGATCTGTTAGACGCTTGGATTCAATCTGAGCAATTCGTTGCTCACCTTGTAAACGAATAACAAGCTGTGAATCGCTTGCAGCCTCGGCCGCAGCAATTTTGTCCTTAAAGGCAGAGATCTCAAGTATCTTCTGTCTTTCTTGCTCAAGTGCTGCCAGTTTTTGATCTAAACGTGCCTTGTCCTTGGCAGCTTTATCCCCGCCACTGACTGAAAAATCTCTTCGATCTTGTTTTGTGACTGGGATTGAAACGGTTGTTTGCCTTAGGCCACCCATTTCCTCCAAAACTTGCGCTTGAGCCGCTTGAAGCGTCATTCTTTCGTTTTGCGCCGCGCTTCTTCCCTTCCCAACCCTGCCCTGCAACTCCTCAACTCTTGCCTCCGCTGCAGAACGTTGTTCTGGGTCAAGATCTCCTAAGAATGCGCTAAACTTCCCGCCCTGCGTTAGCCGTCCCAATAAATCATTTACGGCCTTCAGGAACATGTCCAAAGGCCCTGAAACCAACGCAAACAGTTGCGTTGTCAGCTCATTCCACAGTTTTGTTGTCTTGCTTGTGGTTTTACCCAGCTCTTGCAATGAACGGACCCCTTCATTGCCAATTAATTGAGTTAGTTCATCTGTCAACAACGCCGCTAGTTCTTCGACCCTGCCTTGCTCTTCAAGCTGGAATGCTCTTTCTTTTATCTGTTCAGTGCTAAATAACGACTTTTCACGTACCAACTCCAGCGCACCGCCGGTTGAGTTCAAAGCTTGGCCCACCTTCGCCGCTTCTTTCGCAAATGCTTCGACCTGTGCAGTGATTGCACTAGCAGCAATTGCCCCGCCTAATCCACCTGCCGCTCCACCAAGCCCCCCGGCCAATGCCTGGATTGGACCGCCACCAAATAACAGTGGGAAGCCAGCGCCTGTTGCGATGTCTTGGAATTTTCTGGACCTCCCCGAAGCAGCAGCTTTTTCTAGCCTTTGGCGACTTGCAATAGCGGCCTTATCCCTTTTAAGTTGATCTGCGGCAAACTTTTTCTCTGCGTTTGCGACATCACGCGCCGCCCGTATTCGTTGATCGCGTAAAAAACGAACACGTTTTATATTTGTTTGCTGAGTTTTTTGCGCTTTTGTTTCGCGTAAACGATCCAGGTCTTCGATACTTCGCCTAATAAGATCGGCTTCTTCTTTCTGAGCACGAACACCAGCGGCTCTCGCAGCTGTCGGCCTTCGCTTGCCCGATGCAGCAAAAGGGTTTTGTAGTTTTTCTAAACGTTTTTCTAATTCCTTAAGTTCACTATCCAGAACTTTTACGCGAAATTCGATCTCGCTCTGATAAGCCACAGCACCTCGCGCAAACTTATCGCAGTCTACCTTCGACGACGAGCTTTTCGCATCTCCGCTTCTTGGTCCTCATTGACAATTTTAAAATACGCGCTCCAACCCAAGACCTCTTCTGCAGTCATCGTCGACCGTAGCTCCGACAAGCTCATACCAAGCTCCTTGGCAATACCAAATTGCAGCATGAGCCAGTTGTCCTTACGAAGCTCGGCGCTTAGGATTTTGGGTCGATTGCCTCTTCTTCTTCGTCTTCAGTCAAAATTGCCAGCATCAAAGCCTGCAAATCCTTATCCTTCACCTCGTTTTTCAATACATCAACTTCACCAGCCAGAAACAAAGACTCCCCCACTTCATCCTTAGCTTTCGTAATCAGTAGCTGTAAAGCAAACGCATTGGCGTCATCCGATCCAGCACGCTTTTGGGCGCGTTCACGTTCTGCCATCGTCAATGGCGTAACCCACATCTCAAACTCGCTGTCATCTGAAAGAGTAACGACTCTTTTTGTTGCTTCTAAATTTGCGGCTTTCTTGAGACGGTCAATGGCGCGTAATGCCATGAGTTACAACTAATTGTCTTACTACACTAGCACTAAAAAAGCCCCTAACAATGTCAGGGGCCTCTTTATCATCAATCGACTATTAGCTCTTAGCGAAGTCGAATGTAGGAGCTGCAGTTGGACGGAAGTTAATTGATACTGCCTGTGCGTCGTCAGGAGTAACTGAATAACTTGCGGAAGTCAGCACTGCTTCCATTGAGATGGAGCGGCTAGCTGCATCGTCTGGCGTACCAGCTGAAACAACTGCGTCCATATACAGCTTGAAAGTTGCGCCAGCTTGGTTGCGCTGAGTAACGTCTTCAATCAAACGAGCCGAAATGCCGGTGTCGTCGTCGGTGAAGTAAACCTCAGCTGAACCTGTACCATCCGCAAAACCAGAGATAAAGGTTCGGAATGGTGCGGTTTGGCCCAGTGTTCCACCAATGCTTGTTACATCGATTTCTTCACGGGTTACTTCAAAGTTCCAGGAGCGCACATTCGCAACCGACTGGAACTCGGTGTAATTAATCCCAAAGGCGCTGGTGCCGTCAGTTCCGTCGTCTGCCAACGCAAGCTCACTGCCGCCTGCCGTAGCAGCAAATGTGGCTGCTCCGGTAGAAGCCGTATAGGTCAGAACGAAAACAGGAGTCCCTTCAGCTAAGCCACCGGGGAGAGTGCCCCCGCCAGCAGTAAACGAAACTTTGTCGTTTACTTTGAAGTTCAGAAACGTTCCAACATTGATGGAATTGCTCGCGTTGGTGACATCTGCAGCCTTGAAGGTTCCAGATGTGCCAGCTGGCTTGTAATAAAGGGCTCCAGAGGTGCCCGAAAGGACGGTAGCCATTCGTGGTACTGAGAATGGTGGACTTACGGGCGAAACC